ATACACCGGCAGATCCCTTACCTTCGACAGCGTGAGGAAGGCTGGCAGAGCACCGGAGGTCACCGCCCAGGTAACCGGCAGGATCGGCAGCGTGGGAGTGCTGACGATGGACAGGAACACCTGGTAGAAGGTGCCCTTCTTCGGAGCCGGTAGAGCGCCCGGTGAAATCGTGATTGCCATGTATCATCCTATGATTGGCTGGTCGCGGTACTTCTTGATCATTTCCAGGATACGATAAGGCACACCCTGGTTGAGCGGAGTGTAGATCATTGCCCCGGAACGTGGGAAGTCCGTGTTCACTGCGTCGTAGCTGTACTGGCTGGGGTTCTGAGAAGCCCTTTGCTGGCTGTTCTGCCACCAGTGAGCGATCAGTTCTAGTTCCGCCAGCTTGATAACCGGTGGGACCGGGCTTCGTCCTGCCGTGTAAACAACGCGGACGTTGTTAATACCGGGAGCGAATCTGTAGGCAACGTTCGCCGCAGTTCGCCGGGTGATCATGCCAGTCTCAGGGATGTCGATGGAGTAGCTAAACACCGATGACGAACCGACCGGGCTGTTCACCTGAACATAGTCCAGGGTGTAGTTCGCAAATCCCCAGCCTTCCTCGACCAGTTCAACCGAGATGATCGGCCGGTGGCCAAGGTAGATGGATGTCACTCCACCGTCATAGGCTTCGTCGTACTGAGTGGGGATCAGATCGCCGCATTCCTTGCTTATCGCTTCGTCTGCGGCGTCGATGTGAAGCTGGAGTGAGGCATCGTCTGACGTGTCAGCGGCGGGGAACCGAAGATGCCTTCGCGCTTCGTCCAGCGTGACAACATTGACCATGCCTCCCTCCTATAAGGTAGGAGAGCGGGGCGAGGCAGGCGAGGCATTCCCGCCCCACCCCACCCAAATCAACTAGCCGGTGCGCGGTACATGCTGACGGCACGCAGGTCGTTGCTTCGAGAGTCCATACGGACGAATCCGAGGAACCCGACTTGCAAGAAATCTGCGTACCTCTCATCCAGGCGCATAACGCCCGCCTGGTTCACCTGACGCACAACCATGCAGGTCTGGAAGTCACCGAAGTACATACCGCCATCGGTTGAGGCCGTGGTGGAAATGTCACCGATGTTCTGGTCGATCAGAACAGGGTAACCGTAAACACGGTCGTCCACGCCAACCTGGACGTTCGGGTTCCACAGAGGGTGGCCGAACTGGTCGGTAATGCCACGGATCTTCCACTGGGTGTTGTCGTTCATGACCCAGGTGCAGCGACCGCTTGCGCGGTAGGCCGGGTCCACCTTCGCAGTCATTGCGATGATGTCGTCCCAGCCAGGAGTCCCGCCAGCCAGCTTGTTCAGCGGAGTGCTGACGTGACCAATGGTGGTCACCGTACCGGCAGCGGTCGGCTGGTAAACACCACCGGCTGCACCGGCCTTGATGCCGTAGGCGGTCAGTGCGGTCTTCAGGCCCAGAAGGGCAGAAGAACCGGTACCGGTGTGAAGCTCAGAGGCCACGAAGCGGCCGATGCTCTCACCGATACGATCACGGACGAAGGTCTCCACGTCGAAGGCTGCGTCGTTCATTGCCTCGACGGACGCAAGCGCCACGTTCGAGGTAATGGTCCAGGCGTTCATGACGCCCTGACCGAACACGTAGTCCTGGAAACCAAGCTGAGTTCCCTGAGCACCAACGTAGTTACCCACGATGGAGGTAGGGTCAGTGGTCGGCCAAGGCATCGGGTTACCGGTTGAGGTTTCCACGATCTTGGCGACATTCAGCAGGCCACCGAACTGCTTCAGCGCAACCTGGAGGTTGTGCCAGAAGCCCTGCGGAACCAGGAAGCCAGCGTTGGAAGCGCCACCCACGGTGTAAAGGGCGTTCGCGTCGTTGGTGACACGCTCTTCAAGCTGGGTCAGCGCACGACGGTCCTCGCCGGTAATGCCAGCGATACCGTGACGCAGGTAGTTGCGGAAGGCACGCTCGTGACCTTCCTTGCTCTTCGCGTCGAATTCGTCACGAGACTGACCGGCGGTACCGGCTGCATTCTCGCGGCCCTCTTCGAGCTTGTTGAAGTCCACGATCCTCTTCAGGTCGCGGTCCAGGTTGCGAAGCTGCTTCTCGCGGCGGTCATACTCCGCGCTCTCTTCGCCGGAAAGCTCGCCCTGATCGTTGAACTTCTCCATCAGTTCGGTCATCCCGCCATAGACCATCGCACGCTCTTCGCGGATCGCCTTCTCTCGGACGGACATTACTCTGGTCATGCCAGACTCCCTTTGGGACAGTGCCTCGTGGATACGGACTGCCAGAGTGCCTGACGGCGGCTCTTGCGTGATGCCCCTGTGCGGCCCTGAGAGGGTGCCTGCGGGGTTAAAACTTGGAGTAGGGGTTACCTACTAGCCTAGTGAGGACAGACGGTCACGGGCCTCCTGCTGGATCGCCTTCATGCGTTCCAGGGTGAGCGGCTCAGGCCTGCCTTCAGCGTCCTGACGCTCCTCTTCCTCCGCCTTCTTCTGAGCGGAACGAATCGTGTCCGTTGACAGATAGGGCTCAGCCAGGTTGAGGATGTCCAGGGCGTCACGAGTGGCGGGCAGGTTGACGGCTAGCTCATAGATGGCTGCCATGTCGCGCTGCGCGTCATCGATAGCGCCTGCACCGATGTCACCGTTGGAAGACCAGTGAGGCGGTAGCAGATCCGGCAGGCCCAGGTCGGTGGCTAGCTGGATGGCGTTGACACGCGCCTCACGGGTTGCGGCTGCCTTGATCTCGGTAGCCAGGTAGTTGGCATCGCGAATCCTCACGATGTTTGCCGGGTAGACTCCGGAGACCATATCTTCGTACTCTCTTTCTTCGAAGCCTTCCGTCATCTCGCGGAAGTCGCAGAGTGCCTCCCATGCCTCCATGTTAGTCTCGCTGTCAGCCTTGACACCGAACTTCGCCAGAGCAGCCTTGATCTTCGACTTGATCGAAGCTACCTGCTGTGCAGAATAGGCTGCGGCATTCTTGGCCTTGTTGATATAAGCCCAAGCTGCCTTGGCGTGCTTCTTCGTGTCAATCGGGTAGCGCTTCTTGCCGTCCTTCTGGTAGCCAGGGTCGGCATAGGCTACGTCGCCATATGGCTTCTGAGCGTCACGCTCATCTTCGGTCTCGAAGTCGTCGTCGTTCCAGCCTGAGCGGCCTGCGTCAGAAGGGTTGGCCGGGACTGACTTCAGCTTCTTCTTGGCCTTCTTCTTTCCAGTGCCGTCGGAAGAATCACCCTCAGCAGGGTCGTCTTCCTTTGTGTCTGACGGGCCGTCGGTGTCGTCCTTGTTCGTGCCAACCTTCTGAAGCATCTTGCCAGCACGATCTTCACGCTCATCGAGAGCGCCGCGAGCAGCAAGCGCCTGATCACGCGGCGAAACCATGGTGTCGCCGTAAGCCGGGAAGGTGCATACCGAAATCTCATGGACCTTCATCTCCAGGATTTCACGCTGAGTGCCGTCTAGTGGGCTGGCGGGGTTTCCCTCATCGTCCATCCACTTGTCGCGGATAACTTCGAAGCCGAATGAGCAGCCGCCGTAGTTACCTGCACGGACGTTCTCTGCTACGTCACGAGCGTAGGTGGTGTTAGCCAGAGTGGCTTCCCAGTCACCACCGGCAGCGCCATCTCTCATCTCTAGTGTACCAGCCGACATTCTCGCCAGCGGCAAACGAGACTCATGGTTGTCGAGCAGAACGATGTCGCCATCATTGATGCTCTTCGTGCCAGCGCCCGGATTCACCTTCTCGCGGAAGCCATATGGGCCTTTGCCGATCTGGGTCCAGGAGTTGTACGGCCACGCACGACCGTGAATCTTCCCGCCGTCAGCAACATTTGGGGCTGAGCGCTTCAGGTATCGATACTCTACGGTCATGCTGACCCTCCTACGCCTGCGCCAGATATGCCTGACGGCTGAGTTGATGGCTCGATATTGCCGCTAACCGGAAGCGTCTTGTCGCCCGGACCCATGTTCAAGGCCAGGATCGGCTCATCTAGTCCGTCGAGTGGCACCATGTTCTCCTTGATTCTTGCTTCATTCCTGGTCATCCAGCCTGCGCTGATTGACTGAGTGTAGGCTGCGAACCTCTCCGACATGCTTCCTCGCAGAAGACGGTCGAGGTCGAATTCGGTGTACTGCTTGCGGGT